TTTGATATTAATGATGCTACTACTTGTATGCAGATTGATTGGAATAATGAAAAACAGAGTAGATTTTTCTTCCAGAAGTTAGAAGGTGGTAGTGATAGTAGTTTTGATTTAACATCATTAGACGTTGTTAAAGCAGTTGCTTCTGGTGACGGTGACTTATCATATGATGATGCAGGAGAGTTTACATATACACCACCTTTACTTAATTTTTCAAATTTAAAAGATACTCCAAGCACATTAACTGCTGATAAATGGATTAAAGTAAATTCTATTGGTGATGCTTTAGAATTTACTAATGCTCCTACTGGTGCTTCTACAACCATTAATAATAATGCAGCAGAGAGAGTAATAACTGGATCTAATACTACTGGTGAATTAAATGCTAGTGATAAATTAACTCTTGCTTCTAATGGTACTCTTACACTGACTGGTTCTCTTAATGTTGATCAAGTTAATATCAATGGTGATGCAGTTCAATTGACCAGTGGGACTTCTAATCTAAAAATTAGAGGTAATGGAATTGGAGGTTCTCATCATTTAACTTTAGATGACCATGTATCTGTTGTTGGTAATTTAGAACTTAATGCTGGTGTAAAGGATAAGGATGGAGGGCTAGGTACTCCTGGACAGATATTAAGTACTACTGGTACTGAAGTAGATTGGATTGATGCTCCTACTGGTGGTGGAGCTTCAGTAACTATTTCAACAACAGCACCAACATCTGCTTCCAATGGAGATCTTTGGTGGAAATCTGATGAAGGTCAGTTGAAGATTTACTACACTGATGCTGATAGTTCTGCTTGGGTTGATACTGCTGGAGGTGGTAGTGGATCAGGTACATTTGCTGGTGAAGGTGCAGGTTTAGTTCCTGGATCTACATTAGCAGAGACATCTAAGTACTTAAAATCTGATGGTAGTTGGGATACACCATCACAAACTTTAGATAGTGTTCTTACTGCTGGTAATACAGCAACTTCAAAATCTTTAACTGTAGGTACTTTAAATGATGCTGGTGGTAATGTCAGATCTCTACCAGTTAATACACAAGCAGCAGCATATACAATTCAAACTTCTGATGTTGGTAAGTTGATTAAAGCTAGTGGTGATATAACTATTAGTTCTGCTAATGTACTATCAGAAGGAGATATAGTAACTATATACAATTCTACTTCTGGTGATATTAATATAGAAAGATCAAGTACAGATATGTACCTTGTTGGAGACAGTACTTCTCAAAATAGAGTTTTAGCACAGAAAGGAATTGCTAATCTTGTATGTGTTGGTACAAATGAATATGTATTAATGGGTGGTGGTATTACATAATGGTACAACAATTATTACATCATATGGATTCAGATCCAGTATGGACATCTAGTTCTAGTGCCACTGTTACAGAATCTTCAACATCATTAAATGAAGGACAAACCTTAACTATAACAGTTAATACTACAAATGTAGATGATGGTCTAGTATTATATTGGACAGTTGATCAGCATACTGGTAGTATTAATATTAGCGATTTTAATGCGTATTCTGGTACTGTTACTATTACGAATAGTACTGGGACAATTACTATTGATATAAGTGAAGATGCTACAACTGAAGGTGAAGAAAAATTTGCGGTTAAATTATATACTGAGGAAGAATATACAAATAATGTAGCAAATACAAACGTAATTACGATTAACGATACTTCCAATACAATACCTACTTACGATTTTAGAGTAACGCAGAGTGGTTCTAATACTGCTGTGACAAGTATGAATGAGAGTTCAAATGGATTATTAAAATTAGATACCACTAATGTAGCTGACCCTACAGTATTTTATTGGGAAATAGATACTTTGAGCTCTTCTGAAACAGCTGATTTTAGTGCTACGACTGGACAGATTACTGTTTCGGGAGGTAGTGGTGTATACGCTTTTACTGTTATTGGTGATAATACAACTGAGGGTAATGAATCATTTTTATTTCGTTTATACTCTGATTCTAATCGCACAACTCAAGTAGCAGTTACAAATACAATTACAATCCAAGATACTTCAACAACACCAGTGACAACAGTTTCTGGACAGCAAGAATGGACAACAGCAGGTACTCATACATTTACTGTTCCTTCTAATGTATACAGTATTTGTGTTGTATGCGTAGGTGGTGGTGGAGGAGGTTCAAATGGTAATAATTTTAATGCAGGATCTGGTGGGGGCCTAGGCTGGAAGAATAATATAGCGGTTTCTCCAAGTCAGCAATATACTATCACTGTTGGTGCTGCTGGACAAGGTAATAGTTCTGGTGGAACAGATGGTGGAGATTCTATTTTCCCTGGTGGTGTTAGTGGACTATGTAGGGGTTATGGTGGAGACGGCAATGATGGTAGTGGTGGAGGATATATTGGAGATGGTGGTGGAAATGGTGGAAGATATGTAACTTATGGTGGTGGCGGTGGAGCTGGTGGATATTCTGGAAATGGCGGTGGTGGTGATAATACTGGTACTGTAACTGGTGGCGGTGGTGGTGGAGGTGCTGCCAATGGATTAACTGGTGGAGGTGCTGGTGGTGGAGGTGTAGGACTTCAAGGTGAAGGAACTTCTGGACAGAACTATCAAGGTGGTACTTGGAATGTTACGACCTATGGTGCAACGATGTATGGTGGTGGCGGTGGATCAGGTGGTAGTAATGGTGGTAATGGAATAGCACCTACTTTTAATAATGGATATTCTGGAGTAGTTGCTGGACTAGCTGGTGGAGGATATGGTGGAGGTGGAGGAGGTTGTAATGGAAATGGTGCTTGGGGTACATGTCAAGGTTCTAATGGTGCTGGTGGAGCAGTTAGAATTATTTGGGGTCCGAATAGAGCTTTTCCATCTACCAACACCAGTGATGTATAAGATAAATAAAACAGAGACAATTTATATGCCCAACTAAATAAAGAGATTACCGAAGCAACCATGACAGCAATTAATTTTCCAGCATCTCCTAATCCTGGAGACAAATGGCCAACTACAGGTAATATAGACGGAAAGGTCTGGGCTTGGGATGGTACTACTTGGAAAATAGTATCTACTAATGGAACAGTAACTATAATTGATAATACTGCAAGAAGTTTTGCTTTTACTGTAACTTATACAAATGTTCCTGGTAATTATAATGTAGTTGGTACTGATAGAAACGGTGAGGTTAATGGATTAAATCCAACTATCACTGTTAATGAAGAGGACACTTTAATATTCAATGTTAATGCTTCTGGTCATCCATTTTATCTTGTATGGGCTCATGGAGGATCATCTGATCAAGTAGGTGGTGGACAAGGTGTTAATACTGCATCTAATCAAGGCACAGTAAATGGTACTGTTACTTGGGTAACTGATGTTGGTGATGGAGTAGCTTTACCTCAAGGAGGACTTTTTTATTATCAATGTGGGAACCATACAAACATGTATGGAACCATAAAAGTATTACTTAAAAATACTAGTGATAGTGCATCACATATACATGATCTTATAGATTTAGATGATACTCCAAATGCATACGATAATGGTAAGTATCTAAAATCAACTGGTACAGCAACCGAGTGGGCAACCGTTACTTCTGGTGTGGATAAATTAAAAGATCTTAGTGATACTCCAACTGGATATGATAATGGAAAGTATTTAAAATCAACTGCTACGGGAACTGAGTGGGCTACTGTTTCTGGTGGTGGTACTTATGGTGTTGTCACTAATCAAGCTGATGGTTTAGCACCACAGTTACCAGCTTCACATGGTGGTAAATTCCTTAAGGCAGATGGTACTTGGGAAGTACCACCAGATACAGATACTAATACAACTTATAGTAATTTTAATACCAGTTCATCTGGATTAGTACCTATTACACCTGGCGGAACAACTAAGTTTTTGAGAGCAGATGGTACGTGGCAAGTACCAACTGGAGGTAGTGGTAATGGTGTTGCTGATGGTAACGATTATGTAACTGGTGCTACTTTAAGTGCTTCAAAAGTTTTAACTCTTAGTTTTGTTAATACATCATTAAATCAGACTGTTGATCTTGCTTCTATTGATACAGATACAACTTATAGTAATTTTAATACTTCTGATTCTGGATTAGTTCCTCAATCACCTGGTGGTACTACTAAGTATCTTAGAGCAGATGGTAGTTGGGAAGTACCACCTGACACCGACACCAACACAACATATAATGTTGTTAGTATTAGTGCTGATGGATTGGCTCCTCAGTTACCAGCATCATCTACTGGTAAGTATCTTAAGGATGATGGTAGTTGGCAAACTCCACCTGATACAGATACAACCTATAGTAATTTCAATACCAGTTCAGCTGGATTGGTTCCTCAATCACCTGGTGGTACTACTAAGTATCTTAGAGCAGATGGTAGTTGGGTAACTGTTACTTCTGGTGGTGGTGATGGAAATGATTATGTCACTAATCTATCTTTAGATGGTACTATATTAAAGGCTGAGTTTAGTAGTAATAGTTCATTAGATCAAACTATTGATCTTGCTTCCATTGATACAGATACAACTTATAGTGATTTTACTGGTACTGCTGCTGGTCTAGTTCCAAACGGTAGTTCTGCTGGAAGTACTAAGTTCTTGAGATCAGATGGAACTTGGCAAATACCTACAAATACAACTTATAATACCTTTGCTGGTGCAGGTGAAGGTTTAGTTCCTAATGGTAGTTCTGCTGGAAGTACTAAGTACTTGAGATCAGATGGTACTTGGCAGATACCTACGGATACTAATACTACATACGGTGTTTTTTCTGGTTCAGCTTCAGGTTTAGTTCCTAATGGTAGTTCTGCTGGATCTTCAAAGTTCTTAAGATCAGATGGAAGTTGGCAAACTGTTGCTACTACTACATATAGTACTTTTACTGGTGCAGGTGAAGGTTTAGTTCCTAATGGTAGTTCTGCTGGAAGTACTAAGTACTTGAGATCAGATGGTACTTGGCAGATACCTACGGATACTAATACTACATACGGTGTTTTTTCTGGTTCAGCTTCAGGTTTAGTTCCTAATGGTAGTTCTGCTGGATCTTCAAAGTTCTTAAGATCAGATGGAAGTTGGCAAACTGTTGCTACTACTACATATAGTACTTTTACTGGTGCAGGTGAAGGTTTAGTTCCTAATGGTAGTTCTGCTGGAAGTACTAAGTACTTGAGATCTGATGGTACTTGGCAGATACCTACGGATACTAATACCACCTATGGAGTTTTTAGTGGTAGTTCTTCAGGTCTAGTCCCTAATGGTAGTTCTGCTGGAAATGATAAGTTCTTGAAATCAGATGGAACTTGGGATGATGTAAGTTCAGGTGGTATCAATATATCAGGTTCACCTAATGTAGCTGGAGCAGTACTAAGATGGGATGGATCAAATTGGGAATGGTCTCGTACTGCACTAATAGAAGGTGGCACGAGCTCCAATAACACCAACTTAGTTGTCTATAACAACTCAAATGGTTATGGTGGGATGGAGATTAAATCTAATGGTGAAGTACTTCTTAAAAAAGCTGGTACTAGCTATAGAGAAGGTGGGCATCTCCAATTTGAGGATCATACATTTTCAAACAATGACGACACTTTTGCAATTGATGTTTATAGTGATGATGGTAGTAATGCTAAATGCTGCATAAGAATTATTGATCAAGAGACCAATACACAAAGATTCTCTGTTAATCATGATGGTGCTTGGGGAATAGGTCATACTAATCCTGATTATGGATCAATGGGTGAGGTAATGATTAGTCGGGGATCTACCTTACCACCTGTCTGGGGAAATCATGGTGATATATCTGGTTCTGTATTTGCATCTTCTGCACAAGGTGCAACAGCAGACACTGCTAATGCTGAAATAGATCACATATATAGTCAATTGAATGCGATTGGTAATGACGACACAATCACAACAGTCGCACAACTTAAGACTGCATTATTAGCACTAGTAAGGAATTAAATATGGCAATCACTCACAATGTAAATGTTATTAAATTAACAGTAATAAACGATGGAGAAGATGTTGTTTCAGAAATAGACGTTGAAATTGTTTCTGTTGATGATTCAGATCCTTCAAATCTTACACGAACAAGTTATGATAGATTTGTAATAGATACTTCTGGTGGAACATCTGCTGCTGGCTTTGTATCATATGATAGTCTATCAGAGGATGTTGTTAAGGGTTGGATATCAACAGAACTTGCTGCAAGTAAGATGATAACAAATGCAGAGAAATGGATAGAATCTAAAAAGAATCCTCCAACACCTATTAAAGTGAGTAAAACGCTACCTTGGTAGTGATATAAATATTATTACATGATTATTAGCTATGGATTCTTCACAATTGCGTATTGAATTTGAGAAACAAATTAAAGATGCTGATACAAAAATTGCAGCAGCAGAAACTAACTTGAGACAACTACAAGATTATAAAACAAAATTGATAGGTGGAATGGAAACCTTGGATCTTTTACAAGCTCCTAAGGAAGAGGAACCACCAACCGATAAATAAAATTAATTTAGGTAATTAAATGGCAGCGATCCCCTTAAATCTATTACTGGAAAAAGGAACGGATTTTGATGCCACCTTTAATATCCAAAATGAAGATAACACAACACCATTAAATCTGACTGGTTATACAGCAGAAGCAAAGCTTAAGAAGAGTTATTATGCAACTTCTTCAACTAGTTTTGTTGTTGATTTTGTTGATCGTTATAATGGTATATTAAAAATTAGTTTAACTAATGTTAGTACTTCTGCATTAGATCCAAGACGATATGTATATGATATTGTTTTGACATCTCCGCAAAGTATTAAGACAAGAGTTATAGAAGGTATACTTGAAGTAACTCCTGGGGTGACCTAATGCCAAAGTATAATGTATCAGTAAAGTCTTCTAATTATCAGGTTCTTTCAGAACCTCAGAAGAAATTTAATGTTGGTGTTAACTACGAGATACCTAGTAAGTATCTCCAGTATGGTAATGAGATACTTAATACATCTGGATGGTCTTTTGATGGAACCACTACTGGATTTCCATTAATTGATTCTTCTAATGATCCATATACTCCCATTAATGATCAACAGTTAATTGTTACAATTAATGGTTTGGTTCAAGTTCCTGGTATTGATTATACTACCAGTGGAACTGATTTAGTTTTTACCGATCCTCCTGGAGCAACTGACAGTGTATATGTTGTTGGTCTCTCCACTACTGCTGACCTTACAAGAACAATTAACTTTGTTGTTGATGCAGGTTCCGCACCTATGTCATCTGGTATTAAAGGTGACATGACATTAGATGTCACAGGAAAAGTTATATCTTGGACGCTTATAGCAGATCAAGATGGTCAAGTACAATTTGATATAAAAAAATCAGATTACGCAAATTTCCCCAATTTCTCTTCTATCTGTGGTAATGAAAGACCTCAGTTAGGTGATATTACATCAGGGGTAGAAGGCAGAATAAATAGAAATACAACTATTTCATCTTGGAGTCCCACTCTAAATTCTGGAGATATTCTCCAGTTTGAAATTGTGTATGCACTAAATATACAGAGGTGCGTAGTATCACTGAAGCTCGCACTGTAACTTTATTATAAATAAGTTCATATAGGAAGAAAACACGAGGAGTTAACTTAAATGGCACTGCTAGTTACCGACCAGGGTGAGATTGATTCACTCCGTACGTTATTGAATGCAACGCACACCATACCAAGGAACTTGGTACTAAAGCTTTATACGAGTAATACTACTCCATCAGAGCAGGACGTTCCATCATCAACTACATATTTTGAACCATACAATGCCAGCAATACAAGTGGATATGGTTCAGCACCTAGTACTGGATACCCAGAGGTAGAGAATAACAGAACCGAAGAGGATCAAGACTTTGATTCTGGATATGGTATCCTACTAAACGGTAACCGTTGGACAATTGCTACTACAACTTCTGCTGTTGCAAACACAACATGCGTAGGTACTGCTGGTACATATCAAATTACTGTTGATTCAGAAGTAGACATCAAGAAAGGTGACTATGTAACTGCTGGTGCTGGTGGAATTCCTACAAACACATATGTTGTTGACATTCAAGGAAAGGATCTTGAACTTAGTCAGCAATTGACTGCTGATATTACTGCTGCTAACCCTGGTGTTTCTGATGCAGTTAGTTTCGGTAGAGGTCGTACAACTGCTTCCTATCCTGAAAAAGTTTTCACATTTACATCTGCTGCTGGTAGTGTATATGGTTACTTCCTAGCACGTGCAAACAACATGCCAGAAACTATTGCTGGTGTTGTTGATGCTGGTGCAGCTACTGCTGGTACTCAAATTGATAAGACTGGTTGTAAGGGAGTTATCGGTTATGACTACATCAACCTTCTTGATGTTGATGTTGTTACTGCAATAAGCTCTGGTGTATCTGGTACATTTGAGATTGCTGTTGCAAGTGCTACAAACATTGCTGCTGGTCAACGTGTATCTGGTACAGGTATTGCTGCTGGTACAACTGTTGTTGGTGTTTCTGGAACTGCTATCTACCTAAGTAAGGCACTCACAGGTGCTGCTTCAGGTGATGCTACTTTCAAAGTTAATGTTGCTGAAAACTTGACTACTGGAATGAAAGTTTCTCAGACTGCAACTCCAAATGGTATTGCTGCTGATACAGTAATTACTGGTATTGACTACGAAACAGTTAGTGGTGAGATCGGTCCTCGTGTTTATCTAAACAATCTACTTGTTGATAACATTCAGGTATCAAATGGAAACGATAATGTTAAGTTTGATTTCTCTAAGGTTACTGCTACTGGACACCAACTAAATCCTGGTGACGTAATCTACCTTGCTCAAGGTACTACAAGTACTATTGCTGGTGCTCATTACACAGTATTTGAGACACCTGATGCTAATACATTTACCACAACACCTGCTCTACAGGGAACTGGAGATGTGACACTTTACAATAGTATATTCTTCGCAGAAAGATTCACAAACGGTCCATACGCCATTCAGAACAATGGTGACCAAATTAAGGTTACTCTAAACGTCAGCCTAGACTGATTATACATAGAGTACACCCAGTTTATATTCTTTACTTTGTGGGGGTTGCATTTTGCAATCCCCTTTTTTATTGACTTATGTTCTACACCTACGAGTCAGGAGGAAGAGTCTTTAGACCTATAAGTGATTATAGGTCTGAGGTTTTGTCTGGCTCGTTTGCTGCTAGAGGTTTAGAAAGTTTTAAATTTAATCAAGGTCCAGCAATAAAGCTTGAAGATATTGATGGCACTCTTGCACATTATGCAGGTCGTAGTATATACAATACTACAAGTTATAGATCTGGATTAGGAATATTAAATGGTGCTCAAACATCTGTTCAAGATGTACCTGATGGTTATGTTGGACATCAAGGAGGTCCAGTATATACATGGACAACTGATGAACTAAGTGGTAACTTAGATCCTCAGAGTAATCGTATATTAATACCAGCACCAAGTAGGTTCTTGGTATTCAATAATGCTGAAGAGAGTAAATCATATAGTTATCATCCTGCAATTCTTGATCTGTATACTGAAGTTGACTTCGGATCAATAACGCAGAATGCTACAACAACAAGTAATAATGGTCTAGTTGCAGACCTTAATGCAACACAGGTTGAATATGGACGCATCATTCATGTCACAGATCTAGAATCCTTTGGATTTAGTAAGACACTCAATGCTGCTTCATGGAAAGCTACTAGTGCATGGGTTGGTGAGGGAAGTCTTATATCATTCGGTAGACAGACATCTCCTGCTGTATACGGTATTATCATTGACGGTAAGGTCAAAGGTCTATCTGGTACTGCGGATGTTGACTATTCTCCTGCCACCTATGGCAGGGGAATTCTTCCGCTACAAGGAAATTCTATTATTGGAATTGGTGCTTCACTTATTGGTAGTGGAAGCTTTAAGAAGTTTACTGGTGCATCAGAGTCATTCACAATTAATCCAGATGAGAAGCAGATGCTCTTCTCATTCCTTGGAGAAGCTATACAGAAGAACAGTGAATGTTACATTGGTGATGGATCCCTCAATAATTTCTCTAATGCTGTAGATGAGAGAGTCTTTGCATGGGATGGATCTGGTACTATTAAGATCGTAAGTAGGAAACCATTCCTATACACATTAGATGAGATTGCTGATTGGGTACTAGAGGATATTAGATCTAGACCACTCAGTAGTATTAAGTATGAACTCTCGGATGAGAAGCATACAGAGAACTATAATGAGTCTGCAATTGTTCCTTGGACTCGCCGTGATTACGGAACACTTTCTGTTTGTACAACAGAAGAAACTATTAATGGAGATGTATCTGGTAATGCAACTGGATGCATTGTTAAAGTTGATACAACAGCGAGAGTTGTATCTGGACAGACATATCAAGTAGCAGCTTCACTTAATGCTCCTACTAGTACAATTGATTGGGGTGATATTACAACCATCGCTTCCAAGCAACAGAACTGGGGTTACATCTACGACAGTAGTGATCTCATTCCGTTTGGTGGACTTAAGATTGATCCCCATAATGGTTGTGCTGATAAGTTCCTACCTAGTTGGACAAGTCGTGGTTACATCAGTAAGCTTAGTGGTGTTGCACAAGTACCACTTGATGTTGGTGTACGTGGTAGTGGTGGATTTAGATTCCTTGGAGCATCCAAGACTAACTTCGGTCTACTACAACCAGGCGATGGATTGTTCGCAATTCTTAGTACCAGTACTGTTAAATTTGGAATTGGAATACTTGGTGATGGTGTATTCTCTACATTCTCTGGTGCTTCTGAATCTCTCTCCTTCAATCCAGAAGAGAAGCAATTACTCTTCTCCTTTGTTGGATCACGTATTAGCGAGAAGCATACCGAAGTATATGTTGGTTCTGGAAGACTTAGGAACTTCGCTAAGCTTGAAGCAGAGAAAGGAACATTTGATTATGAAGGATCTGGTGGTCTAAGGTTACGTTCAGTTAAACCAAAACTAACAGAACTCTCAGAAGAGAAACATACTGAATCATATAATGTCAGTGCATTTGTACCTTCAATAGATCTTGATTATGGTCTGATTATTGATCCTACATTAGCACAAATAACAACTCTTAATACTCAGACAATTTCTTCTGATACTACTTGCCCAAGTGGTGCTGCTAGAGTTGATCAGAATGAGACTGTTACTCTTGATGCAAATTATAGTATTCCTGCACAGTATACAACTCCAGCGAATACTTTAGATTACGGTCTTGTTTCTGATATTCATAGTCCCGATGAAGACTATGGTTGGATTCTTGGAACTCATGCTCATGGCATACCTTATGGTATGTTTGATATTACTGGTAATGCTGGTAGTCCAAGAACTCGTAACTTTACAAGTGAAGGTGGTTTATTCAAGATTACTGGTAAGGCATTACTTCCACTATTCGCTAGTGTACTTGGTACTGGTCTCTTCAAACCTCAAGGTGCTTCTATCACCAACTTTAGTCTACTCGCTATTGGTGATGGACACATTAATGGAATGTATGATGAAGCATCATATAGCTTCAAGGTTGAGCATAAAGGTGATGGTTCATTCTCCACATTCTCTGGTGCTGCTGAGTCTGCTACTTGGAATCCAGAAGAGAAGCAATTACTATTCTCCTTTACCAGTGGATACAGTAGTCTTAAATTTACTCATGGAACATTTGAAGGTGATGGAATACTTTACAACTTCGCTGGTGGTGACGAGAGAGCAACATTTGATTGGGTAGGTACTGGTGATATTCATCTTAAGTCTGCTAAACCAGATGTATTAACACTGAGAGATCTTGCAGATTATGGTTTAGGTATTGCTCATCCTTATGATCTATACTTTGATCCTGATTACGATCAGATTGGAACTGTACTTCTTAAGAATCTTGGTGATGAGATATCAGAAGAGATATTTGCTAAGGCTTACAACCTCACATCTGAGATTCCATTCCAAGATCTTGATTATGGATTAATTATTGATCCTTCAACATACACATGTGTTGATACTAATGGAGATGTTCTTGCCAGCACCACTGCTCCAAGTGGATGTATTAAGGTATCTACAGAACTTTCTATTGCTCCTGGTGCTACCTACTCAGTACCAAATCAGATCACACAACCAACATTCTCTGAAGATTATGGATTCATCAGTGACAATGCTGATGAACCTCGTGATTATGATTGGATTCTTGGTACTATTGCAATGGGTATGCGTTATACCCTTGTTGATATTATTGGTTCTGCTGCATCTAAATTCCAGCCTAATTGGGTTGGTCGTGGTGGAGTTACAGTACTTGGTTCTTCTGATACATCTCGTGCTAGAGATTACGTTGGTTCTGGAACTCTATTTGCAATTGCTGGTTCTGCAAATGTCTTTAGTAAGGCAGAGGTTGGTGAAGGTCTATTCAGAATTACTGATTCTGCAAATCTTGCACAGAGTCTTGGTGTTATTGGTGACGGTAGGTTCTCTACATTCTCTGGTGCTGCTGAGTCTCTTACCTTTAACCCAGACGAGAAGCAAATGCTCTTCTCGTTTATTGGAACTGCATTACCACCTCTACTTACATACCACGAATACGGAAGCGGAGTCTTCAAATCTCTTAGTGGGTCTTATATTACAGAAACAGAATCCTATGTTGGTTCTGGTACTATCACCTTACGTTCTGTTAAACCAGAACTCACTGAACCTTCGGAAGAAAAACATACAGAAGTATATGATCTTAATGTATGTTATGACAATCCAGAAATTGATAATGGATTTATTATTGATGCATCACTTGCAACATGCACATTAATAAGTGGATCTATAAGTGAGAATACCATTGCATCTACTGGTTGTTCAACTGTTGATCTTGGACAGACATTATCTATTGATGATGGAGTCACATACACAGTACCAATTCAGGTTACATCACCATCACTCACTGAAGAATATGGATTTATTGTTGATCCTGAAGATGAACTTCGTGACTATGGTTGGATTCTTGGAACTCTATCCAAGGTATGTCCATTCGGATCTATCAGTACTCTTCGTGGTTCATCTGGCCCTGCCATTAGAACATTCCGTGAAGTATTCACTGGAGAAAGTGATGTACGTGTACATGGTATTACCATCTACGGTGATGCAGAAATTGTTGTACCACCTCAGTGGAATGGTTACGGTGTACTTGATGTTACTGGTGATGCTAAGCCTAACTTCAGTCTTCGTACCTTTGGTAAAGGTACTCTATGGAGTATGGGTGGAGCTGCTGAGACCGTTGGATTCTCACCAGATACCAGTCAAGTTCTATTCAAGTTCGTTCCTGGTCCGTTTGATAGATGGACAACATACGATTGGCAACCTTCTTGGGTATCCAAAGGTGGTATCACAATACGAACAGAAGAAGCCAAGACTCATTGGGTTCCTCATATTGTTGGTACTGGAAATCTACCAGTTATTTCTGGTGCAGCAGAATCTATTACCTTCAATCCAGAAGAACGGCAAATGCTGTTTTCCTTTGTTGGTACAAGGATCAGCGAAAAACATACAGAAACCTTTACTGGTTCTGGAGATATCAAGGTATGGACAGAAGCAGCAGACTTCAGATTCATTCCTAAGTATCCAGGTTCTGGTGAAATTTATACTTCTGGTATTGCGAAGACTCATTACGTACCACATGTTATTGGTTCTGGTACATTCAAGAAATTCTCTGGAGCTGCCGAGTCTATTACATTCAACCCAGAAGAGAAGCAATTACTCTTCTCCTTTGTTGGAACGAGAGAAGCAGAGAAAGTATCTGTTGCAGAAACAGGATTTGGTACTCTACGTCTTACTGGAGAATCTACTCAGTTACTTGGATTTACAGAGTTCTCATCTGGAACAATTCCTGTTACTGGAGAAGCCAAAACCCATTATGTACCAAGTGTTGTTGGTACTGGATCTCTCAGAAAACTCAGTGGTGCTGCCGAATCTATCACCTTCAATCCAGACGAGAAGCAAATGCTCTTCTCGTTTACTGGAGAAGGAGCAGACAGCAAATCTGTTGTTACAATTGGATCTGGTACTCTCTTTGGATTCAGTGGTGCATCTGTTGTTACAGCATCTGCATACGAAACTCAGGGTCTATACAGAGTCAGTGGAGAAGTACATATTGTATTCTCTCTTACTCACTTTGGTTCTGGTACATTCAGGAAATTTGGTGGATCAGCAGAGTCTATCACTGTCAACCCAGACGAGAGACAACTTCTATTCTCCTTTACAGGTGAAGGTAGTGAATCTCTTGGTGTTGCTGAGACCAAACAGATTGAAGTTGATATTGATGGAAAAGCAGATCCAGTTCTCAGGACTCATGCGTTCCACGGTTCAGGAACAATTCCTGTTACTGGAGAAGCCAAGATTCATTATGTACCACATGTTATTGGTTCTGGTACATTCAAGAAATTCTCTGGTGCAGCAGAGTCTCTTACTGTCAATCCAGAAGAGAAGCAAATGCTCTTCTCCTTTACTGGAGAAAAAGAAGAGAGAAGACTTGTCAGAGAAATCAGCAAGGGTGGAACACTCAAGCTTACTGGTACAACACATCCAGAAATTCTCACATTCGCAGAGCAACCATTTGTTCAGACGAAGGTCAGTGGAAAAGCCAAGTTCACTGTTCATTACAATATTACTGGTACTGGTTCACTTTACAACTTCTCTGGTGCAGCAGAAGCAATCGCAATCGTACCAGAACCAAGTACCATTCTATTCCAGACATCTGGAGAATCTACTCTTACAACTACACGCAGTATTGTTGGTACTGGATCTCTCAGAAAACTCAGTGGTGCTGCGGAATCTCTTACCGTCAATCCAGACGAAAGGCAGATGCTCTTCTCGTTTACTGGAGAAGGTGCAGATTCCAGAACAGCAAGAGAAATTGGAACAGGAATTCTCACTACAACTGGAGAAGCAGGAGTTCTTGTCAGATTTGCACACACTGGAGAAGGTACATTATCTCTCAGTGGAGATGCTCATACAACCAGAGCAAGAGACTTTGTTGGATTTGGAAATATCCCAGTTCTTACAGGAGCTGCGGAATCTATCAGCTTCAATCCAGAAGAAAAAGATTTACTATTCTCCTTCTACGGAACGAGGATTTCAGAGACAACAACAGCAAGAGAACTCAGTCAGGGCGGTACTCTTCTTGTTGGAAGTACATCAGGCGATCCACTACTTACATTCGCAGAGCAGCCATACGTTGAGATTGACATCACTGGAGATAGTTATGACATTCGCACTCGTGCATATCAAGGTTCTGGAAGAATATCTAATGTTAATAACCTTGATGAAGCATTTGCAATTGCTCCATACATCGGTAGTGGTACTGCAAGAATCAGTGGTAATGCCTTTATACAAGTACAACTATTCCAGCCACCACATGTACAGGTCTGGATTATTTGATGTATAAATATACTTGAGAAGAAAGTGTGTGTAAATAATGACCACTCAGGTACAATTTAGAAAAGGTACTACAGCTGAACACGCTCTATTCACTGGTGCGGTAGCAGAGATTACAGTTGATACTGATAAGAAAACTGCTGTCATACATGATGGAAGTGATGTTGGAGGATTTGAACTTCAACGTGCAAGGTGGGAAGTTATCAGTGCATCTGGAGATGTATCATGTGGTGTTAAGTATCTTGTTGATACTAGCTCCTCAGCTTTGACTTTAAATATGCCATTTGAAGCTACGGGAATTGTCCCTCACGTAGGTGATATGGTTGAAATGACTGACTTTAAAGCAACGTGGGCTATAAATAATGTTACTTTGACAACAGTTGGAAACGGCAATAATCAAAAGTTCTTGAATAAATTTGGTAATGTTGATGATACTTTTATACTTGATGTTGCTGGATTATATGTTCAATTTGTTTGGGACGGAACTTACTGGAGGATCTTAGCATGAGTTTATATCTTAGTGCTAGTACTGCAACTCAAGAACAAAATGTTGCAAACTCAAATGACTTTACCGTACACGCTCTTCGCAGAGACAAAGATGGTATGCTTCATTACACAAATGCTAGATCTACAGAAGATGTAGTTTATGATTTTCACCGTACAGATGGTGAAGAGTATCCAGATTTTCTTCAAGGAACAGAATATGTTCTTGCTGATGCTGGAGATAAAAAGTATTCAAATGATCCTGATGATAAATATCAACAGTTCAGATTTGATTTCAGAAGACTAACCTATTTCATTGACGATGACGGTTACTTAGTCGCAAGACTAAATAAAGATTATGATCACACAACAAACGGACCTAAGTAGGAATATAACAAATGGCAGATTTTAGACTCGGCAGACTAAAGTTTAAGTGGAGAGGCGATTGGGCTGCTTCCACTGCTTATGTCATTGACGATATCGTCAAGTACGGTGCAAACTCATATGTTTGTGTAAAGAACCACACTTCCGCAAACGCAGAAACATCATTCTATACAGTAGATGTTGGTGGTAATAATTGGGATCTTCAAGGTGAAGGTACTCAAGCTAAAGGAGATTGGGCAGCAACTACTTGGTATAAGATTAACGATGTTGTTAAGTTTGGTAATACACAATATCGTTGTATTAGTGGTCATACTTCTGGAGCAACATTTGACACTACAAAATTTGAGGTCTATGTTGAAGGTCTAAATTTTGAAGATACATGGACAGCAAATGATCCATATCAGAAGGGAGACATTGTAACTTATAGAGGTTACAGCTATATTAGTAAGACAACACATGCAAGTGCTACTACTCCTAATAACGATACAACAAATTGGGATGTAATTACTACTGGTTTTTCTGCTCAAGGTGAATACGCTGCTGCTACAACATACGCCCCAGGTGATGTTGTAAGATATGGTGGTAACACTTACGTTAATAAGGTAGGTTCTACTGGTACTGCTCCTACAACTTCTGCTAATTGGGATCTTATTTCAGAAGGATTCAACTGGAGAGGTGGATGGGATTCTGCAACTGTATACCAGTTAGGTGATGTTGTTAACAGAAACTCAAACTCTTATGTCTGTAAGGCATCAGATACTTCTGGAGCTTCAACAGCTCCTGAATTAGATCCAGGCGGAACATACTGGAACTATGTTGCACAGGGTGGTGATACAGCACAGGTTCTACAAGAGACTGGAGACCTTCTCTATCAAGCAGCAAGTGGTGTTAATAGGATTGCCCTTCCATCTGGTGCTTCAACCGCTAACGCTTCTCAGACAAAGCATACAGCGACAGGTGCAGACTATACCCCTACTACAGGTTTACTTCAAATTACTGTTGCTTCTCATGGATTCTCTACAGGAGACTTTGTTAAGTTTGCTGATGGTTCAATCACATTTACTTGTGCTAAGGATGGTAACGCTAGTAACCACCCTTATCCACGTGCAACTGACCCAGCTAGCAAGAAGTTCCTAGAACTAACTGTTGTTGATGCAAATACATTTACAGTTAATGTTGGTATTTCTTCTGATACATCAAATCATACATTTGTTTCTGCTGTTGCTGATGGAATCACAAGAGTTGGTAACGTATCTGCTGAAAGAGAAGCAAGTGGTCAAGTACTAACAGTTGGTGGATCACCTCTATTACCTCAGTGGGAAAGAAACAACGTATCAGAAAGTGTTTTCTATGTTACGAAAGAAGGTTCTGATGCTAACCACGGTAAGAGTATTTCTAGAGCATTTGGTACTCTAAGACATGCTTGTGATTTTATTGGTGGATTAACAGGTTCTGAAAAACCTTCTCCTACAAATCTAGTTACAATCTTTGTTAAGTCTGGTGTATATACAGAAATTCTACCAATCATTGTTCCAGAGTTTGTTTCAATTATTGGTGATAACTTAAGAACTTCTATCGTTAAGCCTGCTCTCGGTGATTCCGATATGCAAGCTTTAACACTTGCTTCTAATGTATCTCATCTAAGATTTGGTGAGACTGTTACTAATGCTGCTGGAACTAAGACCGCTATGGTTCTTGATTCTGACTATCAGAACAATGTTCATCTACTTAACTTAACTGGTGGAGAATGGACTACTTCTGATAAGTATGTTGATATCATAGACAACAAGGCTGCTGATGCACGTGACTTATTGATAACAAACAGAGCATTCATTGCTTCTGAAGTTTATCATCGCCACGTAGCAAATGTTGGTGCTGTAAATGGTACTGAAGCTACTGTTAAAGAACGTCTTGCTGAATTAGTTGATGCAATTGGTTTCAACGTCAAGCATGGTAATAACAATAAGGTATATGATTATACTTCTACCTTGCTTGCTGGTACTCCTATAACTGGAGACAATGCTCAAGATACAGCACTTGCTAACTACATTGAAACAGTTGGTACTGAAGTTGCTCGTAACTTAGTTGTTTCTGCTTCTGCTGGTAACACTATTACACAGACAAGAGACCTCACAATTACTGCTGATGGTTCTAACCCTGCATGTGCTAATGTTGCTTCCTCAATTACAACACTTGTTGGTATAGTTACTTCTGCTATTGCTAATGGTGATTTGTCTGCTACAACCAGTTCATCGCCATTCATTGATGTTTCTACTGTAGCAACTCGGATTAACTCTGAGTCTACAATGTGCTTGCTTGGTTCTCATACTACTATCAAGGAGATGGTATTTGAGGGAATGACTGGATTCCAAGCTGGTGCTGATGATAAGGATCTTGACACTGCCACAATTAAGGGTGTGTTCTTTAGATTCAATCCTAATTCACCAATTACTAAGTCACCATATATTCAGAACTCAACTATCTTCTCTGGAGCAGCAGTTGGTATTCTACTTGATGGTGCTGTACATAACCACTTTAATGCTTCGTCAACACCTTCTTACAAGTCAATGGTGTTTGACTCATTCACTCAGGTACTAGATGGTGGTGTTGGTATTTACGTTACTAATGCTGCTGCAACTGAGATTGTATCATCCTTCACATACTACGCACATATTTCTTACTCCGCTACACGTGGTGGTAGAATCCGTGCTGTTACTGGTAACTCATCTTACGGTAAGTACGGTGCAATTGCTAGAGGATTTGATTCTTCTGAGACAACCATTGATGGTAACGTCAAAGGTAAGCGTCTTACGATTGATGTTAACACTCCTCTCAGTGGAACACTTACAATCGGAGAAAGACTTGTTGGTGGAACATCTGGTGCTGTTGGAGAACTAATCAATGACCAGAATGCTTCTGGTTTCTTGTATTACTTCCCAGTTAAGGGAACCTTCTCACAAGGCGAGACAGTTACTGGTCAGACATCTGGTGTTGTTGCAACTCTTGTAAACAATACAGATGCTGTTCAAGGACAGAAAGGATTCATTCTTACAGTTGTAGGTTTAAGTACTGCTCCTGATGCTGGTGGATCTGTTTCTCTTGATGATAATGGAGTTAACGATGACCCTGGTTCATACGTTATCTCTAATGCTAGTTACGTAGCTCAAGATGGTAGAGGTACAATAGGAGTTGATAGAGGTCTCTTAGGAAGTGCTTCTGCAACACATGATGGTACTACTGCTATCGCATTGTATGCTGATGCTGGAAACTCAACAACACTTTCTGGATCACTTGCTCAAGGTGCATCTTCACCTGTAACAATGCAAGTTGGAAGTGTTACTGGAATGACTATTAACGGATACATCATTATTAATGATGAGATGTTCAAGGTTGTTTCATTCCCATCTGCAACATCTGTTGAAGCAGAACGTGCTCAAGAGGGTACAACTGCTGGATCACACGCTGCTGCTGCTTCAATTGCAATAGTTAATGCTAAGATTGGATCTCAGGATGAAATTATTGAAGACGTTGCTGTTAATGATTTAACACTTCGTGTTGCTGCTGCAAATATTGGTCTTGATCCTGATGACTATATCAAGATTGATAATGAGTTCATGAAGATTACAACTGTTACTGCTGATACAACTGGTATCACAACACTACAGTTGGCAGATGAGAAGACAGTTGAAGCTGGAGACGGACAAGGATTCAAGACACGTTATAGGTACTCACAAGTACGTCTAACTGCTCATGACTTCCTAGACGTTGGTACTGGAAGTAAGGCTAACACTAACTGGCCTGGTCTCCCACTATCAAATAACGTACCATCTAACGAAGTTAATGAAGATCGTCCAGGTCGTGTTTACTACGTATCTACTGACCAAGATGGTAACTTCTCTGTTGGTAAGTTCTTTAAGGTTGAGCAGTCAACTGGTAAGGCAACACTAGACGCTTCTGCGTTTGACCTATCTGGTCTATCAAGCTTGAGACTTGGTTCTATCGGTGCTCAGTTGGGTGCTGCTATTAACGAATTCTCAACTGATGGTACATTGTCACAGAACAGTGACCAGAAGGTTGCTACACAGAAAGCAACAAAGACATACGTTGACAACCTTTCAGCAATAGGTGGTAACCTCACTATTGGTGGTAACTTAACAGTTAAAGGTACAACAACATCTATCAATTCTGTTACGTTAACTTCTAAGGATCGTAACATTGAATTGGGTCAAGTTGCCGTTGGTAACTTTACTGGTGATATATCTACTGGTTCAGCAGATATCACCAACTGTAGTGATATGGACAACATCGCTCCTGGTGTAGCAATTACGCTAACATCTGGTGGTGGTACAGTTACACTTCCTTCTGGAGGTATTGTAACTGCTGTTGTTGGAACTACAGTAACACTTGACCAAGTATTCCAAGGATCTGGAAGTGCTGCTGGTGCTGCATTAGCAACAGGTGGTGCTACAGATACAACTGCTAATTCTGGTGGTTTAACTGTTCTTGGTACAACCAACAAGACAATTCAATGGTTGTCTTCTAACGACAAGTTTAATTTCAACAAAGGTATTGAACTTGCAAGTGGTGAAGGTCTCACCATTAACGGAACCTCTGTTATTACAGAGAGTACAATGATGGGTAAGACCGTCATAACTGATTTGACTTCTGCGGATCATACACAATTTGCTACTGCTGGTGCAGTTAAAGCTTATGTTGATAATCCTGCTAATAGTCTTAGTTACTTCCTTGCTACAATGGCATAGTAGCTAACATCTCATTGAGATAAATAAATCATAAGCAACTACAAACTGATATTTAATTAAACGGAGTAAAACCAAATGGCTTCTGGAGTATACGGAAAAATAGATGTATCAGCAACAACCTGGACTGAGGTTGTAGCTGCACCTGCATCAGGCATCAAAGTGGTAACACTTTCAGTTGCCAATCGTTCTGGCAGTGCAATTAATATTTCTGTTGCTCTTAGAGACGCAGCAGCTAATGTTACTGATGCTGACCATTTAGAGTCTGGAGTATCACTTCCAGCAAACGGTGTTCTTGAGAGAACTGGTATTGTTCTTGACACATCAAACGGGTTACATGTCTGGGCTGGTGGTGGTGGCGTTACTGCTGTTGCCTACGGTATGGACGGTTAAGGATAACCACTAGTAAAACTTATAAGGAATGCAATAACAATGGCACGTAGAATTACACAAGTACAACAAGAAACTGGTGGTGGTGGCGGAACTTACAAAGATCCGTATGATCAGCCAGCATTTGCCACATGGTCTCATGAAAATAGTACCCAGTCTGGTTTTTTCTGTTATACACATAGATTAGATAAGTATAGTATGACCTATGGTGCAAATAACCACTATGGTCAATACCAGCCTTACTCATCATATTGTCCAGAATTACTACAAGATAATTCAGGTTCAACATACTATCAGACAACTAACCATGTTAATAGTCATAACGACTATCCAAGTATGACATGTTGTGTTGGTTACTTAGGTCACCAATACTTTAAGAGAACTGGTTCTTCATCTTCTTCTGCTGGTTGGAACTTGCAAACCAGAGGTATGAACTACATGGCTCATGCTTTTACTGCTGTTAACCCAATTGTTAACGAGACAAAGCAAGACTGGGCATGGTTCTCTGACGATGTTAACAACACCAGAACTAGAACTTATTTCGGTTCTAGATCTTCTGAATTCTACCGTATGAATTCTCATGGATGGGGTAGATCTAAAGGTACATGGGTTGATATCCCTTGTAAGTGGTCTCATGGAGCTGCTGGTTCTTCTTGCTATAACAGGAAGCAACAGAAAATAGTTGTTATGGAACAGAATGGTGGTTCTCATTCTTTCCGTCCAATTATTTGGCATGGTGTTCCTAACCTTAGGGCTATTGCACTTAATGAGAATCTCCACTACGATAAAGCTGATCAGTACAATAGCTATTCTAGAGATCAAGGTTCATTAAAAGCGTATTTTAATGCTGCTAACAGTGCTGGTGGTGGTCAATCTTGGAGTGCATCTACTGGTTATACTGAATATGAAACATGGACTGGTAAGCCTTACAACCACTCTTGGGAAGATCAATATCGTTGTGCTCCTGTTCTTTGTGACAATGGTAAAGTTGTAACATTCCAGATGCTTGCACATAGTGGTGCATGGGTTCATAGATGGAATGAAAGTGGTCAAGCTGAAGGTAATAAGAGACATTATTCTGGTACTACTTCATATGGTAGAGACCAAGGTGAAAGATGGGGTATGAGATGGAGTGTAACCAGTGATGGTAGATATCTCTGTGCTTACTGCCCTTACTACTATTATGGTTCTGGTTGGCTAGGAGCATTCATTAGAGTTTCTGATGGTAAGTGGCTTTGGGATCAGACTACTGATACTAGTTACGGTTATCAGATATGTCCAATTGGTAAGTCAAGTTTCTTCATGAACAGTTCTTATAATACTGATGGTGGTTATGGTATGTACCATACAATCGCTAACATGGATCAGCAATTCGCTGAAAGATCTGATGGTGATAGGATAAGCTCTCATTTCTTTACAAGTGAAGAACATTCATCTATTGAAACTGCATATCATAGTACATCATATCCTGCATTAGTTCCTGCTATATACGACACACATGCCTTTACTACACAAGTTGAAGGTGGACGTGGTACACTAGAAGGAGAAGCTAAGCAAACTGAGTTCACAACATATACCTAAATAAGTAGGAGTAGAAAAAGAAAATGGCACTAACATACTATTTGTACAGAAAGGATCCTGCTGATATTACAGATATTGATGTAAACGAGATCCCTGCGAGACAACACCCAGACGGTTCAGGCCCTGATCCAAATTATGTCGTTATACGACAGGATTTGGATGCAGGAGTTCCACTCACAAGTTGGAGGCTGAATGCAGCTGGTGATGCTTTAGTAGACATCCATGCTGGCAAATCCGATACAGAAAGAATAGAAGAAAATAAACTTGAGAATGAAGCACTCGTTTTTGCAGAAATGAAAGAGGATAAGAGAAGGCAGATTAAAGCAGAAGCAAAAGCACGTTTAGAAGAAATTGAATGGAAAAAGGAAAAAGCATCAGAGACTGATCTTCTTAATGGAAATAATGCTGCTATGACAGCATTTGCTAATGAGAAGAAATCAATTCGTGATGCAAATAACACTAAGGAAGATGCACTTGATGCAATTACCTTAAATGACTTAGATACAATGAAAGCTTTTAATCCAATTGCCTTTTAATTAATTAATTGATTGATTTATAAATACCCCTAGGACACACTAGGGGTATTTTTTATGGCTGAACCCACCAATAGGGCAGAACTAAAAGATTACTGTCTAAGAAAGTTGGGGTTCCCTGTACTAGAAGTCAATGTAGATGACGATCAGATAGAGGACTCAATTGATGATGCATTACAATACTATCGTATGCGTCATTATGATGGTGTAGAGCTTGCATACATGAAGCATGTCTTAACAGCAGATGACATGACAAGATTTCAAACTTCAGATACTGTAACAACCATAGGTACTGCTCCTAATACTACAGAATGGAAAACGAGAGATAAGTATCTTGAACTTCCTGCTGATGTTGTTGGTGTTACTAAGGTATTTGGTCTTGCTAGTAATGCTGTAAGGAATAACCTATTTGGTATTGAGTATCAGATCTTCTTGAATGACTTATATGCTGTAGGTTCTCTTGATTTTCTTAACTATTATATGGTTAAGACTTGGATGGAAACTATGGACATGGTACTTAACAATGGTGCTTTTGTTCAGTTTAGATTTAACATGAGACAGGATAGATTATATCTTGATGTTGGTGAGGACATGATGAACGAAGATGTTCATGTTATTGTTGAATGCCACAGAGCAATAGATCCTGAAAGCTTTGGACAGGTTTATAGTGATGTCTTCTTAAAGAAATATACTACTGCTCTTATTAAAAGACAGTGGGGTCAGAACCTAATTAAGTTTAATGGTATACAACTTCCTGGTGGAGTTGCTATTAATGGTAGAGAAATCTTTGAAGATGCCGAGAAAGAGATTGCTGCTATTGAAGATGCATCAGCAAGTACATATGAATTACCACCATTTGATATGATCGGATGAAAAAAGTATACTTCCCTCAACATGGTGGTGTTGCCACTGAACAGAATCTTGTACAAGACTTGGTTGATGAACAGATCAAGTTGTTTGGTTCTGATGTGTTTTATATTCCTAGAGTACATCTTAAAGATAAGTCTCTTGGTGAAGTTATACAATCAGAATTTAACCAAAGCTATATGATAGAGATGTTCCTTGTGAACGTAGAAGGATTTGGTGCTGGTGCTGAGTTTGTAAGTAAGTTTGGTTTGAGGGTATCCGATGAGATACAATTTGTTGTATCACGTAGAAGATGGGAACAGTCTGCTAATCCAGCATTGAATCTTGCTGTAGATGGTAGACCTAATGAAGGAGATTTAATTTA